GCGTTCGTCGCTGAGGCTCGAACACCATGGGTTGCCAACTCACACTAAGCGGCAAGCTCACGGTCGGCGGTCCCGGCTGTGGCTGCTCGGGCGGTTCGAGCCCCACCAAGACGCTCTCTCTGTCGGGGGCGTGCCTGGGCGAGTCCTATGCAGCGATCTCCGGCACGGACTGCCCCACGCTGATCCAGACGATTGGGATCCCTGGCGCCGTCTGGCAAGACTTGCCGGCGCTCAACGGGCTCCGGAACATCCGGTTCTTGTACGTGGCGGCCAAGGCTCCCATGTTGCTCCGGATTGGGGCGACGGTGGCCACGCTGCTCGGCTCGGGCGTGAGCTTCCCGGTGACGCTCGCGGGCGGCGAGGTGTTCGCATTCACGGTGGACGGCGTTGCTGTGAGCACGACGTTCAGCAGCGGGAGCAAAACGGCGGCCGCTATCGTGACGGCGATCAACCAAGCAGCGGTGGGCGCTGGGCTCTCGTTCTTTCCGGCTTCGGTCGACACGCTCGGGCAAGTGCGCCTTTCGGGTCTCAAGACGGGCAAGGACGGGTCAGTGGTGATAACGACGGCGCTGGCGGCGATTGGGTTCGCTGCGGTAGCGTCGGCAGTCGGCGGCGGAGCGGATCTCTCGGTCAACGGGACTCAGCTCTTGCAGTTCGCAGAGGACGGCGCCCCCACCAGGGTGCAGATCAGCGGACACGGCTGGGTAGAAGTCTTGGCAGGCGGCGCGGCCGCCTAAACAACAACTGGGAACGTAAACAACAACCAAGGGTACGGAGAACGAACATGGCACGATCACTACGAGCGATTCTAAACGAGGCAAACCCCAACAGGCTGGCGTCCGGGCTGCAGGTGGCCCGCGTGGGCAGCTTGCTCGGGCAAATCCCGACCTTCTACAAGGGTGCAGTCGCCACCCACATTATGGTGCTACCGGAGAGCAAGCGCGCGCGGATCGTGCTCGCAGCGTTCGTAACGGCGGGCACTGTTACTGGCCACATGACGCCCGTTCCTGGCGGCGCGCCCACTACCGGCCAAGTCGGCATCACGGCAACCGGTAACATCGTGTTTGCGACGGCGGACGCGGTGACGGCCGCTGAGGTGTACTACCTGACGTGGGAAGGTGAGGTGATCGAGGAGGTCGTTCCGGTCGTCTCCCACGTTGCAACCCCGAGCCAGAACCGTGCTGCGGTGCTCTTGCTAGAGGCGACGGCCCTGGCTGGCACCTTGCCGGGCGCCAAGACTGTCGACTTCCGAGCGGCCGCAATCGCCACGACCGAAGCAGGGATCAACCTGCTCGGGACTGGGGTTGTGTTCGCGACGGCGGACGCGGTGACCAACGCGCGGATCAAGTACGTGGCAACGCCCGGCGTAGGCCAGGCGAAGAACGCACTCGGCACGAACCTGGACTCAGTGGACCGCAACTTCTGACCGCGGCCTGGGTTGAACGCAGCGCCCCACTGGGATACCCTGGTGGGGCGTCCTGCATTTGGGGCGCAACGTAACGGCAGCGGTTAAAGCCGGAAGGAAAGGAAACTATGCGGTTCGTATTCTTGGCAGCGATGGCACTGTGTGAGGTGGCGGGCGATGATGGGACAGGCGGCAACGCTGGCGGCGGTGGAGCTGGGGGCGGCGCACCAGTGCCAGCTCCGGCACCCGAGGATGGGGACATCAAGCTGACGAGTAAGCAGCTCGACGCACGGCTCAAGCGGGCATCAAGTGCGGAGCTCAAGGACCTATTTGGGACCGACGACCGCGACGCGATCAGGGCCCAGTGGCAGAAGGGCAAGGACCTGGAGGCGGCGGAGGAAGAGCGCAAGCGCCTTCAGATGAGCGAGATCGAGCGTTACCAGGTAGACCTGGCGAAAGAGCGCGAGGCGAGCGCCAAGACGGCGGCGGAGCTCGCGGAGGTCAAGTTCACCCAGCACATCACGGAGAATTGCGCGACGCTCGGGATCAAGTCGCTCAAGTACGCGCGCTTCCTGGTGAGTGAGGCAGCGGAAGAGCTGCCCGACGGACAACAGCTCGACGTGACCAAGTTCCTGACCGAGCGCTTGGCGGACCCGCAACACGCGGCAGCTCTTGGGATCGTGGTACCGCCCCCAGTGGTTACTCCCAAGGGTGTGAGCACGAGCCCCGAGCCGGCGAGCGGTGCGCCCCCGATCCCGGGCCCAGCTCCGCTGGTACCAAGTGGCGGCAAGCTGCCCAAGGACATGAACCCGAGCGAGTTTCGGGCGCATCTTGCCAACCTGGGGGTCGGCGCAGCGGGTACTTGACGGGTATTTGACGGAAAGCGCCAAAAGCGGGCCCCGGAGCGATCCGTGGGCCCGTTTGCTATTTGACGGCTGATGGTTCGGTTGATACCCTTTTGGAAAGAATCAAACCCCAAGGCTAGAACGGGCACCACGCGGACGACGGCGGTAACGGTCGGAATGCTTGAGTTCAGTCACTGGGAAAACCTCCAAAGGAGTTTTCTAGTGTCTCTCGTATTACAAGGCATCCCGAGTTCGTTGGTTTCTCTCGTTCAGGACGGCACGCTGGAGCGTGTGTTTCACGACAGCACGTATCCGCGCTTGCAGTTCCGCGGGGAGGCGATCCCGGAAGTGTGGCAAGCCAACCTAGGCGAGCGCCAGATCTTCACCCGTGCGGGTCTCATGGATCCGTCAATCGACCCGCTCACTCCCGGCCAAGATCCGGTCCCTGGTGGGTACGATACCGAGCAGTGGGAGGCGAGCGCGAGCCAGTACGGTCACACGATCGACACCCACATGCCGACGTCTTACACCGCGCTGGCTTCGCTCTTCCTCCGCAACACCCAGTCCTTGGGCTTGCATGCAGGCCAGTCGCTAAACCGCTTGGTCCGTAACCGCTTGTTCGGCGCCTATCTGGCTGGTGAGGCCATGGCAACGGCAGCAGCTGGTGCCGGCGCGCTCCAGGTGGCGGTCTCGACGCTCAGCGGCTTCACCCAGAAGCTGCAGAACGGGCGCTTGGAAGCAGTGACCCCGGCCAACCCGCTACCGGTCACGTTCACGACCGTTGGAGAGCCGGCAAACAACATCGTGGGCTACGCGCCGTTCAATCCGCTACAGCCTCTCGGGCCAGGCGTGGTCACGTTCGCCGCTGCACTCACTGTGGGCCTCGCGGCTCGCGCTGGCATCTTTGCGCAGACCCGCTCGCGGCGCTTGCGCGTCGGTGGCGGCGCTACGGTGGACGCAATCACGAGTGCCAACATCCTGACGCTCAACGACGTTATCGCAGGCGTGACCCGTTTGCGTTCGATGAACGTCCCTCCGCACTCGGATGGGTACTACCACGTGCAGCTCACGGCCGAAGGCGAGCAGCAGATCTTCGCTGATAACCACTGGCAGCGGCTCCACCAGTCGCTTCCGGACTCGGTTGCGTACCGAGACTTGGCGATCACTGCGGCAGTGGGTTGCGTGTTCTACCGCAACACCGAGGACCCTCGCGTCTCGACGGTGAAGGCAAGCAGCCTCATCACGAACGCAGGCGGCGCAGGCGGCGCGCAGCTCGCTCCCGAATTGGGCGCTGAGCTAACCAACGCGGACGGCGTAACCATTCGACGTTGCATCATCACGGGCGGCGGCGCGATCTACGAGAAGTACCTGGACGAATCCAAGTTCATCACGGAAGCGGGCTCGACCGGCAAGATCGGCCAGTTCTCGATCGTCAACGGCGGCGTGTCCGTCATGACTCAACGGATCCGCTACATCCTTCGCGCTCCGCAAGACCGCTTGCAGCAAGTGGTTTCGCAGAGCTGGAGCTGGTCGGGGGACTTCCCCGTCCCCTCCGATGGCTTGGTCGGCGACAACGCTCGCTACAAGCGCGCGGTGGTGATAGAGCACGGCTGAGCTCGCCCACCAGGCGTGGAAGGAGTAACGAAACCCTCAGGGCTCAGGCCTTGGGGGTTTCTGCCATTTCAGTCGACGAAGTCCGAGTCGTCGACGTCAACGTGGAGCGCTGGGGGCGGCGGTAGTGGGTTGCAGGGTGACGTGGGGAGGTTGTCTTGTTTGAGCTGTGCCACGGTGAGCTTCAGGCGGTCGGCCTCTAGCTCCAGATCAATGGCTCGGGTGCGCAGTGAGCGCGCTTGGGCCTTCAATCGTTCGAGTTCCAGCTCAACCTCTACAAAGGGCGTCATGCGGAAAGCGTGATAAGACTCCCAAGGACCGTTTTGGAGGTAATTCGTGTTGTTGATCAAAGACTGGGCGGCGCTGCTGACAGGCGGGGCGAAGCTGATACAGGCGATTGGTGGACTATTCGGGCGAGGTGGCACGCTAGAGCCCGAGCCGCCAACGGAGGCGCAGCTGCGCAACCAGCGGCAGGAGCAGGCGGCGGGCGCAGCTCGGAACTATTCGAGCAGGCGAACCGAGCGAGCGGAGGCAGACAAGCGCAAGGCGTCGCGATAGACTGTTTGGAAAGGAGTTCCCCATGGCAGACGAAAACGAGACCCCCCCAGCAGAAAACACCGTAGTGGTTGACCCGAGCGTGGACGACGAGCAGCCCCCAGCGACGCAGCCGGCCCCAGTCGTGCAGCCTCCGCTGGAGACGCTCACGCGCGCTCAGCTCGCGGCAATTGTGGACGAACGCAACCTGCCCGGTCTGGCCAAGGCCAACAAGGCGGAGCTCATTGCGGCGATCCGCGAGGACAACGAGGTCCGGTTGCTCAAGGCGCAGCAGGACGCAGGCGAGGGGGTTGACCAGCCGCCCCCTCCCGATACCACTGGCCCGGTGCTCCCGCCGGTGCTTGCCGACGAGCAGGCAAAGGCCGACGAGCGCTACCACTTGGAGCGCATTCGAAACGCGAGCACGACGGGGCTTTGGGAGCAGTTGCGAAAGCCGGATCTGCCCGAGCACTTGCGTCTGACGATTCGCGGTGAGCTCGACCTGCGACAGCGGCGCGAGTTCGAGCGTGAGCGCGCGGCGAAGTATGCGACTCGGATCGAGCGGTACCGAGTGACCAAGGGCGGCCGCTACGTGACCCGAGACGGGTACATCACGACCATTCCGGATGGGTCGCTACTGACGCGAGACACCCACGACCTGGAGCACGTCGCCAAGCAGGGCATCGAGTGCGAGCCGGCGCATGGCGTGGAGCTGTCGGAGGACCAACTGGGCCGGCAAGTGAGCACGGTGGTCTAATGCTCGGGCACATCAACGGCACGGGCAACAAGGCTCAGGGGCGCGACGACACCGCATCCAAGGGCAATAAGGACGTGGGCGACGTCGGTAAGGACAAGCTGACGGCACCCAAGAAGGCGGCCCAAGGGGCCAAGAAGAAGATCCCGGCAAAGAAGATCATCGGGAAGATCAAGGGGCTTTCATGAGCAGGAACACGGCATCGGGTTCAGGTGGTGTGACGGAACCAACCGGACACACGACGAAAGAGCAGAAAGCGGGCTTGCTGGCACGCGCGGTGGCGCTGCTCAAGGCCGCCAAGGCTAAGCTGGTGCGCAAGAAGCCCCCAGCGGTGGAGCTCAGCCCGTGAGCTTCTCGGCCGAGGAAAAGGCCAGGGTGAAGCACTTCCTGGCTTACCCCGATTGGGTCGCGCTCGCGGGCTCGATTCAGCTTGGGTACCCGAGTGCCTCTCAGCCGGCTTTTCTGGTCGACGACGCGTTCGCGCGGCTGACTGCTGGCGGTGAGGCGTCGGTACGGAAGGACCTGTGCGCTTGCGAGAAGATCGAGGCGCAGCTCCTGGCCGCAACCGATCGCTTCAAGGCCAAAGAGCTTGGAACGCTCAAGATCAACGAGAACGAGACCGAGCAGCTCCGCAAAGAGCTCAACTTCTGGACGGCGCGGCTCGCTTCGGATCTGGGTGTTGTGAGCAACCCGTACAGCCAGTTCCAGCACACGGGGGCGGGCGGCGGCGGGCGCAACGCGACGGTGGAAGGCTAGCGGGGTTGGGTGGGCTGGTGTACCTTTGAGAGGTGAGCGAGCCCACCCAAAACCCTAGGTTTGACACGGCAGACAATGACCCTCGGATCGCTCCGGTGACCGAACCAGAGCTGTCGCTCGTAGAGCAGATGGGGGGGCTCTACGACGAAATGCGGCAGCTGCAGACCGACCTGGGGATGCGTCCCTATCGGGTGTGGGTGGTCACGGTGGTGTGGTCGGGGGGAGAGATTGGGCGCGGCGAGGCGCGGGTGTTACGTGAGCATGAGCTGTTGCCGACCCCGCTGGTTGACCTGCGGCCGGTGTTCGTGACGGTCAAAAGTGGTGGCCGGGTGGACTCGGGGACGTTCGCGCTCCGGGAGATCTCCCCTCGCTACACCGAGGACCAGATCTGGGGGATGTTTCGGGCCGAGCCTGGGTGTCAGGTGTTCGTCGAGGTGCAGCACGACTCGCGGGACGGGCTAGCGGAGCGGCGCCGCTACACGGTTGCCAGCGTCCCTTGGCGAGACACCAAGGACCCGCAATGGATCGTCCGACTGAGCAGCGAGCAGGGCGGACGCGCGCGCGACGGCGTGCTGCCCGAAGACGAGACGTTCCCCGAGCGCGGGGCGCCGGTATGAGACACCGGATCACGCTCGACCAACTCCCGACGCTGCTGCGCAAGCTGGAGCCCGAGATGAGGGCAGCGATTCGGCGAGGGCTCAAGAGCGCAACCTTGCGGGCCAAGCACATCGTGATCGAGGAGATCGACAAGGCTTCGCCGTACCCTGCTGTGGATACGGGCGGCCTGCGCAACTCGGTAAAGACCGACCTGCGGGGGCCGGCGGTGATCGTCGACGCTCCGCATGCTGCTCCCATCAACAACGGGACCCGGCCCTTCTGGCCGCCGCTGGCGCCGCTCCTGACGTGGGTGATCCGCAAGGGGCTAGCGGACGACGAGGACGACGCAGAGCAGATTGCGCGGGCGATCCAGTTCAAAATTGCGCGCGAGGGTATCGCTCCAAGGTTTTTCATGGAGAAAGCCATGGCGCGAGTCCGCAACGACATTATCCCGGCCGAGATCCGGGCAGAGCTGCTAGCTTTGGAGGCGCGTGGAATCGTCTAGGCCAAAACTCGGGGACGTGCTGCAGGGGGAAGTGATCGAGCATCGCTTCCCGAGTGCACGGCGCAACACAATCACGGCGCGCGACGCAGCGGCCCAGGCATTGGCGGCGTATCTGTCGCGGGTGCTGTTCGAGGTGGCCGGCTCGCCCTCGCGGACGTTCCAGCTCAAGCACGTGCTCACCGAGTGGCCCGAGTCGTTCGATAAGATGGTGTACCCGTCGGCGGCGATCACGTCGCCACGCGAGCCGATCGCGCCGCACAACTTCCGCCCCACGGCGCTGGAGGAAACCTGGGACGTGTTCTGTCCTGGCAGCGTGCTCTGGAAGACTGGGGAGCTAGCCGTGGAGTTCCAAGTGGACTTCTGGTGCACGACCAAGCCGGAGCGGGAAGCGGTCGCGGCGCGGCTAGACGAGGTGTTCAGCCCAACGGAGTCCCGCTCTGGGGTGCTGCTGCAAGGGCCCGATGCCTATTGGTGTCGGTCGGTACGGTGCACGCTGATCGAGTCCGAGCGCATCGATAGCAGCGCGAGCACTCTTGGGCGAGAGCGGGAGTATCGGGCCAAGGTGCTCGCAGAGCTCGACCTGGTGCAGTTGCGCGAGGCAGCAGAGCTGCAGCCAGTGATCCGAGTAGAACCGCCAGTAGTCACGTGATAGGCTTTTGCCCAGAAAGGACTTTGGGCAATGAGTGGATTTTTGCGACGCTTCACGGAAGAGCCGACGATCGAGGTAATCCAGCAGATCGAGGGCGTGGTTGTAATCGACCTTGCGCCTCCCGATCCGGTGAATGGCGCGGGTAGCGGCGCAGTGCTGCTAGTGGGGGAGTTCGAGGACGGGTATTTTGCGACCGACCCCGAGATCAAGGGGGCGCTGGAGGTGTTTGGCGGCGACGACTTCGGCAAGAAGTTTGGCGGCTTTGGTTACACCTACAGCAGCGTTCCGGCGCAGAACCCGAGCGCACGCCGGCACATGAGCGAGTTATGGAACGGCAACGGCTGGCTAAAGGCGTTCAAGCTTCGCGCGCAGCGTATCATGGTGGCGCGAGTCGACACGTCG